CAATTGTTGATAGCAATCGTTGATTGCTGCCACTTCCTACAAATAAGCTAGCACCTAGTACACTATTTCCGGCATCAAGTAATACATTGCCTAGTGCATCTTTAATACTTAAACCATTACTGTTAATCTGACTAGCACTTATTTTATTAACTGTTATTGTGGTTGCGTCAATACTAGCAATTTTTGCTGAATCAATAGTAGCATTAGCAATTTTAGCACTAGTGATAGTACCTTCTTTAATATAGCCAGCATCAATATAAACACCAACAGGTACTACTACTCCATTAATAGTAGTAGGAGTAGTTACGACTGAAAATGGTATAATAGTTTGTGGAGTTGTAGACCAAGCTGTACCTGTATAGTATTTTGTTACATTTGGTGTAACACTGGTATCGACCCAAACATATCCTTTATACAAATCTGTACTAGGGGCAGTAGCTTGAGCTACTGCAGGTGGTGCAATCCAAAATTTATCGGCCTGAATACCAAAATCACTAGTAACATTAGCTGAATCTGTAGCAGTACTAGCAATACCAAATCCAGCAATCTGTCCACCACTACCAACCTTAATAGTATACTGACTATTTAAATTACTTACATTATTTCGTAATGTGGTTGATAATTCGCTTGTGGTAATTTGACTACTAAGTGCGGATAGTAAGGTAGTAACATCTTCAGAAGTAGTAGCTATAGTTCCCGCAGTACCGCCGCTTGGTGTAGTACTTAATATACCGTTATTGGTTTCCCACTTTAACCAAATATGCCAGACAGTTGCTGGATCACTACTAAGGTTAAAAATATTTCCTGTAAACTGTGCGATCTCGCCAGCAGCTGCTGCATTGGCAAAAGTATACCCTGCAGCAGTATTGGCAGGGGTTTCCTTTAAACCAAATACGTGCGTCTTTTTATGACCACGACCCATTGTATAACTTGGTGCGTCGTGCTTAATAATTAAAGTACCAACACCAGCAGTAACACTTACATTAACGGGTGTTGGTGGGGCCGTATTATCAGTTGTTTGAGTTTCGTATACAGGAGTGCCAGAAAGCTGAGAACTTACAATCCAATAATCTGGCTCAATTTCACTTATAAGAGCATATCTGACATAATAGGTAGTACCACTCAACAATCCGGTTATAGTTACGTCAAGACCAGTACCATCATACGCAAGAGTACCTTGATTATTGAGTGGGTCAAAACCTGGTATAGTAGAATACCAGACTTTGATGCCTATTAAGTCGTCTCTGGGAGTTCCGTCACTTTCTTTCGGTGAAGTGACTTTTAGTGTTAAAGAATCAATTCCTGCTGTAATTGTAGCTGACATATTATACCTTTTCTATCATGCCGGTATCGTAACTAAAGTAATGGAGGTCTTAGCGGAAGCACCCAAATTACTATAATTTCCAACCCTATCTAAAGCCCGACAAGCAATTACATATTGAACACCGCTAGCACTAATTCTGTGTAAATTAGTTCCTACTGGAAATAGTTTTAAATCTAGTCTAGCGACACTAGTAGTAGTTATTGTTTGCAGTGTACTATCGGTACTATCCCATACATCAGGTATAGTACCTTGTACAGTTTGATACCTTAATACTCGTACTTCAAAATATTGAAAATCAGCAGGAGGTGGAACATTAGTTCCAAATGTTGGAGTAATTTCTAAATAACGTCCTACACGTTTTACGCTTACTGCTGACACGTCACCGTAGTTGTATACTTTGCCTTGTACTGTGTGATTATTCCATGTACTCCAAGAGCCTGCTCTACCATCTGAACTTGTGTACCTTAACCTAATTTTGTAAGTTTCTCCAACTTGTACATTAGGAATATTTACCGTATTTGATAAAAACGGTACTGTAACAGTTAAGTAGTTACTTGAGTTAGTAGAAGTAGATAAGTCATATTGACATTCTACCATATCTACTGTTGTTGGTAGTTGATTGCTATTAGCAAAACTTACACGAATTTTATAAGCATATGTACCCGGACTAATTATATCAGCAACAAAATCGTTACTTTGCAAATTAGTTATTAAGGGTATGTCATCAGCAGCAAAAGCATTTTGTAAGAATTCAGAAGTCTTAGTAATATTTGTTTCAAATACAGTAGTTGCAGTTAAATTTAAGTACTGTGTAAATATATTATAACTATCTGTAACACCGTAATCTACTAGGGTAAGTAAAGCAGATTTATTGCCGCTAGGCTCAATATTCATTATAATTAAATCTTGAGACTCTTTTTGATATTGTCCAAATAAGAATAGATCACCACTATTTGCGTCTGTACTAGTAATAGTAGCTGTTAATTGGACTCTGCTGTAATAACCAGTTGCTAAAGTAACTGTTCCACTAGTAGAAGTTGTATTAACTGAATCGCCGACTAATCTGTAACTGAATCCATAAGTTGTTATTGCAGTAACTGTAGCTGTTGAACTGTTAAGTGCTGTAACTGCACTATTAACTACTACAACATTCCCTACAACTAGTGGGTGTTGTTCCGTTAAAATAACCGTCACTATAATTCCTGTACTTTCAACAGAAACTATGTTAAACTGTTGTTTAAGTGTTCTTTCGCTTGATGTACCTGAGTTACTTCTGAATCTCAAGGTATGATTCAAGCCGTTAGTAACTGATACTGTCTCATCTAAATCAAAGATAGTGTCAGTAATTCTATTTTTGATACGGCCGCTTCCTAGGCCCCACATAGGTACATCGTGAGTTACTTTTACTCTGTCACCACGATTAGCAACTATATATTCAATATCAGTACTTAAACTATATTTTTCTCTTCTTAGTTGTGCTTGCGCCATGTGCCATCTGGCGTGATCAATTGCTATTGAACTTTTAGTTACTCCAGGTACTTGAATACTTTCAAACAACTCTGCAGTTGCTTGAGATTTACCAACTGCATAAACAATTACTTCTGATTCTTGATAGTCTTGATCTTCATCATAGTAAGTTACTCTGAGTGCGTCAGGTAGCCTTGGTAAAGCTCTGGTACCTTCAAATCCCCAACTATTGTGAGGACTAAAGTGCTGTACAATATTTGGTTTAGGTTCATCAATTATAACTGTCCATTTTCCGTCTATCAATCCTGGACTGGCTCTACCTGCTGCACATATATCGCGTAAAGTATCTAATACACTTCTTGCTTCTGCTTGAATTTTGTTAAAAGTAAATCCTTTTGTTACGCAATAATCGTGCCAGTACTGTAGTTGTGTTAAGTTAATTTTAGTTGCAACGTCAGTATCTAGAACTCGCTGAGGATTACCTGGGTGTTGAAGTACATACCTAAATAAGTCTGCAGGATTATTGGTGGCTGCCATAGCCCAAGTAGTACCATTCCAACTTAACGCATACGTTTGTACTACAGCATTAATACCTTCAATGCTATTATTTAGTTGTTCATTGGCTTTAATTTGAAGTGCAGTTTTTGCAATTACAGCATTTTTAGGATCTACTGCTGGACTATTATTGCTTACAAATGTAGCACTTAAAAATAACGATTCAAAAGAATATCTCCAATTTGGGTTATCTTCTGTATTGTCTCCTGTTTCGCGTCTTACTCTAACCTGTATGGATTGAGGAGTAGTTGAGTTATATTCTTCAGTAACAGTAAAAGCATCTTTTTTAACAGCATCACCACCATAAGTTACCTTTTTCCAGGGAGTCCAACCAGCAGTACCCAACTTAAGTTCATATGCAATAGTAACAGGCGCAGTAGCATTAGCACCTGCCTCCTCACCTTTTATTAATATTTTACGTAAACCTTGTGAAAAATGAATAGCCACAATAACTTTATTGTGCGTGCCATTACCTGCAGCTTCACTCCAAGGTCCGGGGGTTACCATTACAGTTGAAGTGATTGGGTTACCTTCACTATCATAAGCACCAGTATTAGTAGTAGTGCCTTCTGGATTTCCATCACATACAAGCACTAAATTTTTAGTAACTTGATAAACATCATTGCCATATATTGAGTTGAATCGAGCCAACTCTGTGTTAGTTGGCTCTGTGCGTCTGTCTAAGGTAATAAACTTACTTGTATTATCGCTAAATTTAGATAAAGTAAAGTTTTCTAAAGCTATATCACCTATTTTAAGAGTAGCGGCATCAATTACTAATGGGCCGTATCCCCATACCAATAGCATGGTTAAGTAAGTATCTCTGTCATTTTCATAGGTTATATAGTTATCCGCACCTAATGGTGGAGTAATTTTAACTTTACCTAAAATAACTGGTATAGCCGAGTATGGTGCAGCTCTATTAGCCGCTCCGCTAACCATTAGTTGTCGTTCTGAACTACCTGGATCGGCTCCGGGCCCTTTCATATCGTCAGGTCTAATTGGTGCAATAGCCATTACTAAGGCTGTGCCAACTAACGAAAGCGCTACTGTGGTTGCCGCAACTGCGGCAGTGGAAGTACCTAAACCAAGTGCTGACGAAACCTGAAGTCCGTATGATTGTGCTATAACAACAACGGCAATTAAAGCTGCCATTCTAAGTATGCCGCCATTCTTACCACCACCAGTAGGCACTGCTCTGTATTCAACTCTATCAGATTCTTGTAAAGTAGTAGTTGCCCAATCTTCTTGGCTAGTAACGCGCCCGTTCAACATAATAATAATTCGTGAACGTATTTCTTCAGGTACTGAATACTCTTTGGCAATCCAAGGTACTAGTGCATCTAGTTTAGTACCGGGCTCAATTGCCGCAGTAAATCTCTGTGTACGTAATGGGTGTGGTATTACATTTAAAATTGCAGAACTTTTTTCTGTGTACTTAAAGTACCCTATTATTCTGTTTTTCCAGACGTGGGAGTCAAAGCTTTCTATGGTAGATAGTTGACCTTCTCTGGCATGTAAAAAATGTGTACTACTAATGGCGATGCCTACATGAGACTCAGTACCCACTATACGGAATAGTATGCCACAACCTTCTTCAGGTTTATCTAGCTGTGTCCAGCCTTCTTTATGTTGAGCAATTAAATCTTGAATACGTAAAGTATCTATTTCAGTGTATTCTGCTGCAAAACTAGGTAAGTTAATGTTAAATTGTTCAGAATAAACTAGACGTAACAATCCCCAGCAATCAATGCCGTTGAGATCTCTGCCTCTTTCTTTATAGGGGATACCGACGTATTTATTTGACCACATTAGAATAATCCTGGAAAATATGGAGCTGTAAATGCGTGCATTGGAAATGGTTCACGCTCATAGTCTATCATTGCTAGTTCAGCAGTTACAGAATCTGCATTGTATACAAAACTAGTAATATAAAATCCTGCAAAACTTGCTTCTACTACGTCAGGAGTTTTTGACAAAACCAGTTCCATTGTAACTTTTGGTGGACCACTAATTGAACGAATTAGTGGTGTTACATTTCTGGTTACGTCTCGGATAACCAAACTACATCTAGGAGCTTGTGCTTCTTCTTCGCTTGGTAGACTTAGTTCAAGTGGTAAAAATAAATACTGTTCTGTACGACTGACTACTCCATAAAAAACTTCTGTTTCAGTTTCCGCATATGGAGCAGCTGTTAGTCGTTGTGTATAATTATCTGCTAATCTAACAGATACAGCATTAGTTATGGGGTCGTATATTGTTAGTAAAAATATTAAATCACTATCCATATCCGTAGAAAATACGGCACGAATAGCTTCTGGGCTCATTGATGTAAGTCTACTCATGGTAACACTTCTAAATTCATACTTATGGTATAATATCCTGGTGCTGTATAACTTGTATTATATAGTGTACCATCTGACGGGACTATTCTAACTTCAACTACTGCTCGTGTTCGCGGATGTGGAAACCCAAATCTTGATACCCCTCTAATTGCAGCAGACCCTAGAACAAATGTTTCTAGGGTCGCTACTTGTGCAGTTGTCATTATAAAACTTACAGACAATGTTTGAGGTTTTTTACCTCTGTATCTACGTTTTGCAGGACCTGAATCCATTGGGGTAGACAGTATGGTAGCACTACCTGTTTCTGTATACCCTTTTTGAACTACTTGCGGTAAAGACGTAGGCCAAACATAACTATATGCCATTATTATCTCCTAATCAGTTGTGGTTGTATACCATAGGTATTTCTAAGAGATTTTTGAGGAGCACTACCACTTCTGTTCATTTCTCCAGCAGTTACGTCACCAATAGTCACTTCCACTCTACGATTACCTCTAGAGTCAGTTGTTTCAGTTGCTGTAGCTGTTTCATTTCCGTAATTATTAACAACTACGTCTACATTGCCACTATTTCCGTTGGATCTTACTCCAAGATTTCCTGAACTATCGCGCTTTAGAGGCATAATAGCCTCAGGACCGGCTTCGCCCATTAAACCAGCACCATTAGCAAATAAAGTTGGTGAATTTACTATTTTATTAGTAAATGCTCCGCCTTTAGCAAACATTTGTAAACCAGCATCAAATACGCCGCCTTTAGCGTATCCGCCACCAGGTTGCATTGGTATAGTAACATCTGCATTAGATGGAACGCCGCCCCCACCCATCCAACTAACTCCAGCCATCAACTGTGGACGCATAGCCTGATAAAGTGCTATTGCTTGCAATCTTAGTTCATAGCGTAATAAATCAGTTAGCATAGAGTCAATTAAACCCGTAAAATCTAGTTTTCCGGTTTTTACAAAATCAACAATTGCGTCGCCCATTCCTTCAAATGTTTTCTTAAATACGTCGGCATAAGCTATCTGACGAGCAGTTAAGCTGTTATTTAAGTCGTTGGTTCTAACTTTAGCGTCGTATAGTTTTCTCTCTCCATCTATTGCGGCATTATAGTAGGTATCAGTTGCGGCTTTTAAATTAGTTATACGAGTCTGTTCTTCTTGATCTCCGCCAGCATTTATCATGTCTCTTTGCAGATTTTCAAGCTCTTGTGCACGTTGTTTTTCTAAATCAAACGTTCTCTTTGAAAATTCTCCTGAAAGTTGTTTTGACTCTAGCAGACGTTTTTCGTTTAAGTATTGTTGTTCAGACAACATATCTTGACTATTTTTAACTTCTAGGAGTCGTTCTTCTTCCGATAACGAACTTTGAGTTTGCATTAACTGTAGGTCTATATTACGAGTTCTATTACTTTCTAACTGGGCGGCTTTTTCCATGTCAGTTAACATTTCTTTAACTGTTATTGTTCTGTCTTTTTCTAATGCTACAGATTCTGCAATAATATCTCTAGTAGTCCTTTGTGCTGTTAGATTTCTATCAGCTAAAACTTGGTCTTTTTGTGCTAAGTTAATTAACTGGGTCTTGTCTTGTGCAACTAGTTTAGAGGCCCTTGCTTGTTCTTCGATAGAGATGGCAACAGCTCTGGCTTGCATAGGGCCTAAGTCAGCAATTCTACCTTGTTGTTCTGTTTCACCTGCTTGGCGACGTGCTCGTTCACGTTCTTGATTACTAGCAGATAAACTTAAAAATTCTGGTGATTCGAAAAAACGTTTGTTATCACTAGAAAGTTTATCCAGCTCTTTTTGCATTACTTCTTTAGCTTGGCCGTATCCAGCTTCAATCTGTTTAACGACGCCACCCATAACAATTTGTTGTTGCTGACTATTTAATTGTACTAGTTGTGTTCTATATCCAATTTGATTTGCTATTATATTTGCAGATTCTGCTGTTGGGATTTCACCTTTATTTAGCCGACCTGTAGTAACTGCTCGTTTTTGTTGATCTAAATCTTTTAATGCTTTCTCAGCTTTTTTAGTATCAGCATCAAGCACCTCTATCTGTGTAGCTTTTAAGCTTCCTGGAATGAGTGATGCAGTACCCTCTGTGCGAACTATATCTTCTCGTTTTTGCTTATTACTATCAATTTTTTGTTCTGCAGCAATTATTTCGTTACTAATTCTTGCGGCATCTATTGAGTTCTTTAGATCGCGAATACTAGTAATTTCTTGTTTACGTAGATCAATAGTTGCTACTTCTAACTTAGTCTGGAACGAAACACCTTCTGGACTTTTTGTTAAAAAAGAGGCCAATGTCCTTGCACTATCAATATTAGCTTGAGCATAGGCTCTGGTTAAAGGAGCCTCAATTAATTTAAATCCTTGTAGCATTGCCGCATTAAGACCAGTAGTTAAATTAGTAGTAATAGAATTTAACTTTTCAGTAGCTGCCGCAAATCTACCTTCACCTTCTATCTTTAACCTAATTATCTGCTCTTTAGCTGCGCCTTGAGCACCACCTACATTCATTGTCATTAGTCTTCTGGCCTGCTCTAGTTCTTCATTTAAACCTTGAGCATCTTTTGCAGCTTGTAATAACCCTGCACGTGTTTCTGGTGGAAAAGCATTTAGTTGACTGGTATCTTTTAATAAATCGTTTAAAACGGCCAGCCTGTTTGTTGAATCTCCAAAAGCTGATGCTAGATTAGCACTTTGACGTAATAAATCTAACCCCCATTTTGTAAACGGATCTCTATTTAGTAAACTATTTGAAAATTCGTCGTACGATTTTTGAAGTTGATTAAATCCGTCTTTTACTGCACGCAAAGGTAAAGCTAGTTCTTGGCTTCTAGTTTTTGCAGTGTCTAATATTTGATTCAGCTGTCTATTTGTTGTGTCATACTCGGGGGAATTCTCTAATTTCTTTAGAGCTTGTCTAGCATCGCTAATATTTGTAATACCTAATAAACTATTTATTTGGGTTGTTGTTTGTGCTTTTAACTCTGGATTTGATAATGTATCTAATGCTGTACTAATGCTGCTGGCTAGTTCATTTGCTAATTTATCACTTAAGCTTTTACCAAAAATACCTGCAATAGAGTCTGTGAACCTATCCCACCAACTTGCAGCAGCGTTTGCGTCTTTAAATGCCTGAGTTACACTTCTAACACTGTCAGCAATATTTAAAAATGCGTCTGCTTGAGCAATTAATTTAACAGAGCTTAACTGTCCTTCATATTTTTTATTTGTATCAGTTGCAGTTTTTGTTGCTTCTTCTAGACTAGTTAACTTATCTTCAAATATACCTACTTGTTTAGAGTTATTACTAAAAGCAAAGTCTAGTGCTGCATATACTGCAATAAGTGTTCCTATTACTAGAAATACTGTATTTAGTGCTGCTGCGAATCCCGCTATTGCAGTTCCTGCAATTACTGCTGTTGAAGCAATACCTGTAAATACGCTTGTTAAAATACTTAATTTTTCTGTCCTAATACTGGAAAGTGTTTTAGAAAGTGCCGCAGCTGCACCTTCTGTTTTAGTAATATCACTAGCCGAACTTATAATTCCTTTAGAAGCCGCATCTTGTCTAGCTCTTTCAGCACGTGCTGCGGCTATCCCGGCTGGTGAAAACATTCCAGGGCCTTTTGCCTTTTGAGCTTCTAATTTTTGTTCAGTTTGAAGATAATCTTGATTAGCTTTTTGTTCATCACGAATAGCTTTAGCTAGTTGTGTATAAACATTTTCTGTATTTTTTAACTTTGCTCCCAACTTATCAAGTTTGGCTAAGTCTTTTTCAATGTCTTTATCTAAAACCGGAGTCTGAGATAATCTTTTAATTAGGTCTGCTGATTCTTTACGAATTCTTCCTGCTGCTGCGGCATTGGCTGCGGCAAGTCTGGTTTCGGTCACGGTACCTGCTCTTTCAGCAAAAGCATCTTTGCCTGACATAATTGAGGCATCTCTAGCATTTCTAGCGGCAATTGCAGCTTTAGAAGTTTTGTCTGCAATTGCAGCAGCATCATCAGAGTACTTTTTCAAGTAATCACCATAAGCTTTAAACGCAGGAATAGCTTGTCCTATTATAGTTTTTGCTACAAGTGCAATGCCTATAGCTAATGCTGTAGGGCTACTTGATAATAAGCCTATTAGTGGTGATAAATATTTATTAATTACTTCAAGAATCTGTTGAGCCAAATTCTTTAAACTTGCTAATAGTTTATCATAAGGATTTGTAGGAATATTAATCTCATTAAACTTATCTGTACCTTCTTTTAAAACTGCATTAGCAAATGCTTGGCGTTTTTCAAAGTCAGTTAAACTATCAACAGTTTTACCTACTCTTCTGGCATAGTCTTCTGTTGCTTTACCTAATTTAGTAAATAAGCCTAATTCGTCTAATAGTTCAGGCTCTAATTTTGAAATACCACGAGTTAAACGACTAACTGCGTCTGGCATTGCAATGCCTAATGCTTGCGAAGCTTTTTTGGCAACATCGCCAAGCTGTAACATTTGTTGACTACTTAAGCCTGCAGCAGAACCTTTAGTAGTAGCTTCCATAGCTTCGCGAAAGCTAATAGCTCCACCGCTTGCTTCTGTAAAGCGTTTTGATAAATTTCCAAGACTTTGCCCAGTTGCTGCAGATAACTGGTTTAAACCTTGAACCATGTTTGTGGTGTCCATTGCGTTACTTAACGCTCTAAAAGCAGCTGTAACTGCAAATAGGTTAGCTGCATATGTTGCGTACAGGCGCACTAATCCACCCAAACCTTGGGATTCGGCGGCAAAGTCTCTGGCACCAGCACCAGTTCTGCCCGTAACTCCACCAGCTTGAGTGTACGCTTGATTGCCAAAAGTTGAAGCTGCTACGGCTCTATTACCAGTTTGAGTACCGGTACTCATCTGTTTTAATTGAGCATTTAACTCTTTTGCTCTTTTGGTTTTATCGGCTAGTTGTCCGCCATCGTTAACTTCAAGCTTAATATTGATTGTATTATCTGCCATGTATCCCCCAAATTCTGTGGACGGCTTACCTTAGTGGTAACTAATATATTTTGTAACCATTATATCATAAGGGCAACTGTGTGTCAAACTAAATTTTTTGACGATAAAAAAGCCTGCTAAATATTATTTAGCAGGCTTTTCCGTTTTTAATTTTGTATTAATTTCGTTAGACCTTACTCGATCTATCATACGAACTAACACAGTAATAAACTTATACTCTACCGGCTCAATTTCTGTAGCTTCTAGAATATCTTTAATACCTATAAGTGATTTTCCTAAATAATTACCACCCATCGTATCCCACTCATCTCGTAACATATTATATACACTAAATGCTTGCTGTAACTCTATAGGGAAGTCTTCAAATTCCACAGGAATTTCTTCTTCTTTAATATCTGTACCTAATGCTTCGCACATTTCAAAGTACAAATCTTTTGTCATGTTAACAGCTTGATTTTGTATATAGTTGACCAACTGACTGTCTATTTCGGTGAGTTGGTCTTGGAAAAGTTTCCCAAGTCACTTACCTGTTCGCTAATAAATGCATCAAAATTTGTGGAGTTCTTCATTAAGAATAGTGCGTTTTCAGCAGTATACTCTAACTCAGCGTCCATATCTTGTGCTGTTAAATCAACTGGCGCAAGTTGGTCAAGATAGCTTAATTTAAAGCCTTTCCAACCTTTGATTGCATTTTCTACATAAAGTTGTAAGAACAATTCATCGTTAAAGTCTTCTTGAGGTTGACGATTTTTGAAACTAGTTTTAGTAGACTTTTTACGAATACTTAGTAGAGTTTCACGTGATAAAAACGCAATGTCTACACAAAAACCTGGCATGCCAGGATATTCAACTTCAATTGCTTTAGAAGGTACTAATAAGGTTTTTAGGGATAATGTTGCCATTTTTAATTATAGATATATTTAGGAAAAAGAGAGGCCGGAGATCAGCCCAGCCTCTGTACAAGTTTAACTAATATTAATAGTTAGTATTAGCTACAAAATAGCGTAGTTCAATTTCGTTGTTTGAACCAATGTCGAATGAAGTGCTGGCGTAACCTTGAGCAGTAAATCCGATTGTGGTAGAAATAACTTGTTCAGTTGCAATTGTAGGAATCTGCAATACAACAGCAGGCATTAACAAGTCAACGCGAGTTGTTGCGCTTGAGCTACCACCAACGCTTAAAGACAAGTTATAAGCTGGGTTAACATCTGTTGCGCTGGCTGTAATCAATGCATTATATAGTGCTGTTGCACTTAGTGAACCAGTACGTAAGTAGGCATTGATTGAACCACTTACAGAACGTGTACCTGTAAAGTAGGTAATTGGCTGGTTAACAACACCCAAGTTACTTGGAGTCAAGTAAGTAATGTTGTTAGCAATAGTTACTGATCCACCTGTTAAGGCAATATCGTATGTAGAGCCTGAACCTGAAATTCCTGATTTTAGGGTAACTGTGCTTAATTTATTAGCTAAATAAGCAGCTTGTGTATCCTTAAGAACAGCAGTACCTGTGAACGGTGTGTTACTTGAATTAACTGCTGTTGCAGTAACTGTACCAGAACCATTAGTTAGTGTAGTTTTGTCAAATTGACGGATTGCAGAAGCTTTACCAGCCCACTGTACCATAGCAATTGTATCTAAGCCAAAGTCCATGGTTGCTGTGTCCATAACGCAGTTGTCAATAACAAATGTTGCGTCATCTAGAACAATAATTAAGCCAAACTGTAGTAGTTGATTTCTGTTAGAGTTTGTTAATACTACTGAAGCATAACTTGTTGTAACTGCATCTTCTGCACCATCTGCCCATGCTTGTCCAGCTGCTGCTGCGGCACCTGCGGCACCTAGAGCGGTGTAGCCAAACATTGCATTCCACAAGTGTCTTTCTTCACAACTAACTTGGTGTGAGGTAGCACCAGCACCTAATGGCTCAATATCGCGTGGGCGAATATAAGTACTAAACGAAAAGTCAACTGGTTCTAAGGCAGTGTTAAAATTACGCTGACCACGATTAGGTGTTGCACCTGCTTCGTTTAAGGTAACTGTTTCTGTTGTTGTATTTTGAGTAAAACTTAAACCATCTAAAACTTGAATCTCAAATGTGTTAGTACTAGTCATTGAACCAGTACTAACAACTCCATAAGAATTAGTGTTTGTGGTAAAGAATACTCTGGCGTTACGAATTAAATTAAATGCCATTTCATTTCCTTTTTTGTTAATGCTTTAGCGCATAAACTAGACATTTATCTGTTATTAGCACTGCGGCATGGTTGCTCACGGGACCTCGTATCGGGCCTGTAAGTTAATTTCACCAATTGCATAAGGGTATAGTAATCCCTCGTCTGTAGTGATTGATTGAACTAAAATTTCTGTTGTTGTATAGTGATTAGTACTATCGTACTCTAATACTCGATTATTATCAATCACAGTTTCAAGATCACCAAGTAGTAATTCTAATTGGTCTTGGGATGTTTCGCCTTTGCAATATACTTTAACAGCTATTCCAATAAATCCCCAGGTAAATCCTGATGGATGATACTCGCGCATTTCAGTACCGCTGGTCATGTACACCGCCGGAAAGTCTTTTACTTCATCCCAGAATTTTAATTTTGCATAGCTATTGTTGAAAAGATTTATACTATATAGCCCTGTGCCGTTAATAAGCTTAAATTTTTCACTAAGAGCTTTTACTATTGAATTTCTTTTGCTTCTGCTCATACTAGTACGGCCCTCATTCTGTTTCCTACTATTGTTTCTGCAATTTCTTTAATTGACTTTGAAATCAATAATTTAGGGTCTCTTGATCGCGGTATTTCTTGACGTCCCCCATCTGAAAATGTGCCGTAAGGATTGCGCATATAGTTGTAAAATGCTGTTACCATACCTTCACGACTCTGCGTTAGTCTTTCAACCTTTGCACTAGCGGCAAATCTACCTGTACGATAATTTAAAATATTCTTACGACTACCGTCACCCATATTAGCACTTATTACGCTTTGTAAATATAAATTTATAAAAGTTTGTAAGTTTACTAAAGATATTGGGGCTGCTTTTTTAGGCGACGTAGACTTTGTTACTATATTTTTTGCTGTAGCCGTGATCTTGTTTTTATTAACTTGTTTTTTCGGAGTCTTTTTGGTGTGTAAACCGTGACTACTAAGGTTAGCTTTACCTGTTTTTATTAACTCTACAATATTTTGTTCTATGTCTTGAACTATTGTATTAGAACCTCTTATGTTCTGTATTAAATACTTATTGCGTAAAGCACTACTAGCTAACAAAGCTATTTTTTGTCTTAAATTATTAAATATTGTTTTTTCTACATCAGAGAATTCTTGGTTTAAATCTGATGTGTGTAAAGTTACTACTACGAATACTTCGCCTAACTTAGATTCTGCGGTTTTTAAGGCTTGTGGTGTTGTATTTTTAAAAGTATACTTTACATCTGCTTGAATGGCGTATAGCTTATCTAAGGCTTCTGAAGCATACTTTTCTAAAGCTGCATTGCCACTTAGTACTCCGTATTCTAATAGCCCTTGTGCTTTATAAGATAGCGGTGATGTTAATAACGAACTAAGGTCACCCTCTGTTGCAATGTGACCTATATCAAGCTTACTAACATAAGTGACTTGAACGTCGCCTGTTGGTATGCCTTTTCGCATCAGTTCTTTTTCTACTTTTCTTAGTCCAAAAATACTGTCTACAAGTCTAGGGTCTTTAGATATTTTATCAGTTACAAAAGTACGAATACCTGCAACTGATTTTGCAATTAAAAACTGCTGGTCAGGGCCACCATTAATATATATTAAATATGGAGTTGATCCTTGAAAATATCCTCTAGGAATATCTTCAATTGACTTATATGTGCGCTGTGCTTTTTCACCTACGACACTTAATAATGTGTCGTGAATTTCTTTAAATATTTGTTCAGAGTAATTTTTTCTATTATTTACCCTTAAACTATTATAAGTAATGTCTAATATTGTTGGGCGCTGATTTAATAATGTGCGAGTATCTTCATATAGTAACTTTCTAATTTCAGGATCTAGACTATTTACTAGATCGTCAATAGTTACATTTTTTGCAGCCATTATGTGAAGTCCGCTACATATTGATCTAATATTCTGCGAATATGAATTGGCAGACTTGAACTAGTAATGTACTCTATTTGTACTGTATTTGAGCCAATATTTTTGGCTGAGTGAATTGCTGAGTCATTTCGTATGTAATACGTAAGTAAGTCTAAAATTGCTAATTCTAAATCTTGTGGAGTATCTTCGTACCCACCAGTATAAGTGACTTTATAACCACGCAGTAAATATGGAAATCCTGAAGATAGTGTGCTGCGTACCGTATAACCATCAATAACGTAGTCTGTATAATTAGTCAAAGTTGTAAACGTTTGACCAAAGTCAATGCTATATTGTACTGTAGAAATAGCTCTAACAGGATTTTCTGCTAAGATAATTCTGTCGAACCCACCATCAAATATTTCTACTTTTGCGGTTTCCCAGTGATCTACAAAAGTTCTTTTGCAGTAGTTTTTAACAAAATCTGATACTCTTGGTATTAGGGCGTCAATTATAGTGTCTTGATTAGTACTAGAAATTCCGGCATAAGTTTTATAGTCTGCTCTAGTTGTTAGATTTAATCCCATATTTGCCTCTCTTGTCTTTTAAATAGGCTCAGTGAACCTATTTAAAAGACAGGGCTCTAAAGCCCTGTCAGTTTCAACAACTTAACGGATTAAGATGCTGTGTACTTGTGTGCTGTAACAGCGTTACCTAGGTTAGTAGTAACACGAGTCATACCGGTACGTAGGCTAGCTACCATAACACGGCGTTGTGTTTCAACTAATTCTTGAGTATCAATGCGTAGACCGCGTTGGTTACCAACAATAAAGTTACCTGGGTTTACGCAAACGGCGCCTGCAACACCAGTTCCTGGGGTAGCAAACTCTGCGGAAACTAATACTGGGCTACCACCAATCTGGCCGATTTGACCAGTTAGTAATGTAGCTTGTGTACCAACTTGGTTCATTGTCTGGAAGACTGTGTCTTCTAGCAACTGGTAATATGTATCGGTATTAACGATATAGATTACTTCTTGTGGGTCTAGACCCCAAGCACCAAGACCTTGGCGTAGAACGCGCATTTTAGCAACTGTCATACCTGCAGCAACTGTATTACCGGTAGCTGTGGTGTTGGTTGCCCAAATGCTTAGACCTTTAACAGGGTCACTGCCTGAACCAGCACCTAACAAGAATGCTTTGTCAACAGCGCGGGCAACACGACGAATCATACCGTCACGAATAACTGGCATTAAAGCGATAAGACTATCTTCTTCTTCTTCGTATGCTGTGTACTCGTTTGTAGCTAGTTTGTATGCATTTAGAGTAATCTCTTTTAATGTATGAGTAGCATTTCCACCAGCGCCTGGACCTGCTGCACCAAGGGTAGCTGGAACAGCGCCAAAGTCAGCGTTAGTAACCCAAGTAGCAGTACCTGCTTCTGGATTTACTGGGATTGTCATTACGTTGGTCTGCATAGCAATGTTGCGGAAAATTGGAGCAACAACTAAACGACGACGAACTTCAGACTCTAGGTTTAAACTAACTTCTAGTTCCCAGGTAGCTGAAGGAACGTGAGCGCCGTACTTCTGTACTAGTTCACGACCAAGCTTGGTACCGTCAATAGACTTACCAGCCATTTTAGCTAACATAACTGCTTTCTCTTTGTCAGCATACTGCATGCCATCTTGCTTGGTGTCACTGAAAGTCATGCGGGACTTTGTGATAGCTTCAATTTCGCTTGCTTTTTCTTTTAGAGCAGCTTCTAGACCTGCTAGAGCACTCTTGTGAGTTTCTTCAGTTGCAGCTAGACGCTTTTCAACTTCAGCTAGTAGTTTTTCAGCACCAGTGTCAACTGTGCTAATTGTAGCTTTGATTTTGGCTGTAAGATCTGCTTCAGCTTGTGCTTTTGCAGCTTGATCAGCCACTGCTTTAGCAGTTTGATCTGCGAAAGCTTTTGCTGTTTGTTCTGCTGCTTTTTGTGCTGTAGCTGCTAACAATGTTTCTAATTCTCTTGGATCCATGATGTTCCATTCCTTATTAATGTCGCTTTTTGCTTCCGTAGAGGACTCTAGCCCTTTAGCTGACTCGCTTTTGGGTGCAAATTGCATTTTGAAAGATTTAAATTCTTCTGCGTCGTTAAACGCTTTAGAAAGACTAAATATTGTATTTTGATTAGCTGGCACTGACACGACTGATATTTCGTGCAATTCCAGTTCCTTAACTACAAACACTTCTGCTGCACTGTTGTACTCTGCATCTACGATACGGAATCCAATACTAAATGCGGTCAGTATGCCGTCTTTTACAAGATTAAACACGTCGTCTGCAGCTGCTGAGATTCTGGCTTTAACCCATAATCCTTTAGCATCAATTCTGTGTTCTATCATCCTACCGACTGGCTCTGAATGATCGTGGTAGGCTAAAATTACTGGGTTTTTCAAGTAATTTTCCATTCCCGCTTCCCAGACATTAGTCGGGACAACGTCACCTTGTCTATCCATATCGTTAGTACTTGCGTAGCCTTCGATTACAATAGAGTCGATCATTCCGTCTTTGGTAGGTAGTGTTTCACTTTTGATGAATGTACTGTTTAAGCGCAGTACTTTATTTTTATCTACCATATTACCCCTTGTTATTCTTTAGCGGAGGCGGGACGTCCTCCTTGAGCTGGGTTAGCAGCTGAACCAGCAATGTTAGCTGGTATCCTTAATTCGTCATTGCCTGTAATTGGCTCATAACGTAATTCTGTTCGTGCTTCGTTTGCAGTAATAATTCCTGCATTAACTAGTGTTGAGTGGTATGCAGCAATATCTTTTAAGTCTGGTTGTAGTGCGCTGACTGAACTTGTAATTGCTTCTATATCGTAACCGTAATATCTCTCTAAAGAAGAGGTAAATCTTCTAACAATAGGCATTACTGTTTCTAAATAAAATAGTCGTAAATTTGGGCTGATATTGGCGTTATTTCCACCTTCCATTAAGATTGGCGGAACTCCAATTGCTTGCATAATCATGGAACTGTGAGTTTTGATCGAAAGATCAAAGTCCATTTCCTTGAAACTTGTTTGTGATACTGAGTGTGGTTTTAAACCGGAGTCTAAAATCACAGGCTTTTTACCACCTGATTTAGCACTGTATCTTTGCAACCAGTTCTGAATAGTTTTTTCTTTAGCAACTTGCGATAGGGTATTATCGCTAGTTAAGATTAATCCAAAAACTGCCCCGTTATCAAAGAAATGATCTTGAAAATCTTTCATTGAATATAGCAGATTAATCGACTGCTCTGCTGCCTCAATTCTAGAACTACCACGGTAAATAGATTTAGAATTAATATCTTTGAAGTGAAACACTTCTGATTCTTTAAACTCTACCAAGCCGTTATATAAATAACCTTGAATAAACGTTTTAGTGTCTGGTAAGATTTGTACGTCTTTGGCTGGTAAATGGTACATGAATACACCGTCAAAGTGTATAAACACGTTACCGTCCAAGATCAAGTCTTGGAAAAGTGCCATTCTGAATTCTTGTGCTGACTGATAAGGATTAGGCCTAAAGTTCAGCAAAGTATTCAATGACTTTTGGCGAATGCCAGTCACAATACCATCATGTATTTTGTCTTTAACGTCATAATCTAAGCTAGCGCAGGCTGACACTACCATGTTAACAGACCTATTTACAGACTCCAATTTCTGAAAAGCCTGTAAATAATTTAATTTTGCTGTAGTACCAATTCTGGTACCCTCAGCCTGTGCAATTCTTGCTTGTGCTGGGTTCAGCTTTTCTCGAACCCAATCACCTGTGCGGGTAATCCATGACATAACTTTTTCCTTTAAATGAACTCGGAGAAAAAGCTGCCAGAACTAGTTTTAGGTATTTCGGTTCCACCTGTGAGGAATTTTTCACGCTGTATCCCGATCCAACGGGCCTGTTTCGGTTCCGATCCAGGTTTAGGAGCTTTACCATAAACACCGTGCAACGCTATATGGTGACGATTACAAAGGGTGTAAACTTCTTCATATAACTCTGTATGATGCTCGCTAATAAACTCGTCTCTTACGGCTAAAATACCATCGTCAGTAGAAATGTCATAACCTTTGCGTTCGGACCATTTTTCTAAGAGTATAGTTACTGAGTGTAAATGATGAAGTTCTAGGTCAACTGTGGTTTCACAGATGTGACAGGTAGACTTCTTTTCGTAAGCTGCTTTAGCGCGATCTCTGACCCACTTAACAGGAATACGTTTGTTTGTATTTTTAGCCATTTTTTAGCGTACTGCGTAACATCCACGAGTGTTTGCGATGAGCATCTTGACGATCTGCTAAAAAGTTTGAGAGACCGTGGTCGCCCATCATTTCAGCCATTTTAAATACTGTGCGGAACATTTCTGCCATAGTATCTGAATCAGCTAATAATTCTTGTGTCATTTGCATACCGTCAGGTACTGCTTCTTGACACTCAACTACCGACATTTCGTCTAGGGTTTCAAAAGCGGCAGGGGTATAAATTCGGGCTGCACGTAGCTGTTCGGCAAACGTGTCAATAGACCCATAAACTTCAGTGTAAATATTGCCAAAAAGTTCGTGGTACTGTGGAAATAGGTATCCTTCCACATTCCAGTGAAAGTTGGCAGCTTTTAAGAAAAAGCTGAATTCCGACGCAAAAGCTACACGTAGTGCCTGTAAATATTGTTCTTTGTCCATAAGTTTTCCAGTTAGCCGTAAATTTTGCGTATCACGTGCTCGTACATTTCCTAGTATTATACTGGATAAGCACAGAAAAGTCAATGATGATTTTTTAACACCTATAAGGTATACGTGTACAAGGCGTATCGTAGCGCGTCAGCCATGTGCGAATACTTATCATGCTTAGGACGCTCGCGTTGCAAGCCTTCCTTATCATCCCAGCGGTATTGATCCAACATGGCTAACACGTGCTCGCAGTGTGGAGCTACTTTAAGGCGATTTTGTTGTACCAGAGTTTGCACATAGGCAATTCCAGGTAACACGTCTTTTTTGGCTTTAGTGGTTGCTAGGTTGTACAGGTAAGCCAAGTCTGACGCAAACTGTGCAGCTGCTGAGTCAATAAAGATAGTTTCAATACCCCACTTGGTGCATAAGCTTTGAAAATGCTCAGAATGTTCTCGTGTGGTCTTCTCTGCTTTAAGATACTCGTCCACCACCCAAAAACAGTCCCCAACATGGTCATAGACCACAGCCACAAAAGCAGTTTCGTCGCGGTAACCTGGGTCACAGCCAGCAATTGCTTCACCCACAAGTTCTAGGGGTGGTGCTACCACGTCGGTTTGCGAGTAGTTGTAGATTTGACCGGCATAGGTAGTGAACGAAGCCATGTACTCTTGTTCAAACTCTGCTTTAGTCATTGATCTACGGGCTTCAGCTACATCCGACTCGGCCATGCGGGTATTCTCTGTATAGTCCGCTTGTAAGCTAACCCATTCTGGAAAGTTAGGGTCAAATCCGCGGTTCCAAAATTGTGAAAACCAGTTGTTGCGACCGCGTGGGGTGCTGATAAAGATGGCCTTTGCACCTGGCTTGTCCAGGGTAGGGCGTAGTGCTACGTTGAAAGCAGCCTCACCGCCTTCGCCCAAAGCCGCCTCGTCAAATATAATTAGGTCATAGCTGCGACCAACTGTGCTGTCTACTGTTGAAAGTGAGCCCATGCGGATAGTCGACCCATTGTCCAACTCAATAATCTTGTCCTTAAGATTATCCCTGGCAACTTCTAAGTCAAAGTGCTTGATTAAACGGCGCTG